ACCATTGTCGAAGTCCGCGCAGCAGACCCTATCGTCACTATCCGCGACACCGAAACGGGCGTGGCAAACTCCAGCTCTACCCTGCGGTTCGCTGAGAGTGGTGCTGGCGATACGCTTGGCACCTACTACGACATTGGACTTGTGGCTGGAGAATTGCGCATCCGCGAGGGTACCACTGACCGCTTTCTGCTGGAGGGCAACAACAGCGTAAACCCGGGTCGTATCGCTTTCCGCGCATATGGCAACGGCACCCACACTGGCACCGCTGTGAAGTCCCTCTCGGTCGATAGCTCGGGCAACGTCATCGAGGAACAGGATGTAAGCTCGACGGCGACGCCTTCTTTCGGGACTTTAACCGCAACACGCGGGACCTACCCCGCTGTCAACGTACATGAAACTGGTCAGGCTGGTCAGGGACAGTTTGCGCAAAGCGGCGCTGACGTACAACTACGCAACACCGGCAATGGCGCACTGTTGTTCTTTACAAATAACACGTCCCGAATGCGGATCGCCCCAAACGGCAACGTGGGCATCGGTACGAACTCGGTGGCCGCCAATCTGCACGTCATGAGAGACGACAGTGGAGAAGGGGCATTACTACAGCTGGAAAATGACGGCACTGGTGATGCAAATATTACATTCGTTCGCACTGGAATTAGGGCGTATGCGGTCGGGATCGACGGAACCGACAACAGCTTCCGTATCGCAACATCGGCTGGATTGGGGACCGACACCGCACTTTCTATCGACACCAGCGGCGAAGTGAAGACCCTTAACTCCGGTAACATGGTCAGCGTCCGTAAGGCAGACAGGCGCTCAACTACCGGCACGCACACGCTGGTCGGCGGGGCGACCCTCTACTACGCAAACGCCGCTGCCACCTACAACACCTCAGGTCTAACGCCCGGTGACATTGTGACAATCTACAATGAGGGCGGCGGGACCGTCACGGTCAACACCGGAGGCACGGTCGAGCTGTATAAGGACGGCGAAGCCAGCGCAGTGACCGCCGCAGTGGCTATCGGTGCAGACACCATAGCTACAGTGACGTGTGTCAGCGCGACCAAGGCGATCATCGCAGGGAGTGACCTGACATGAGTGCCGTAGCAGGAATGATGGCGCTGACTGGCGCGGTTAGCGGCGGTGGACCCGGCGTCACAGCCTCCGAATACCTTCTCGTTGCCGGTGGTGGTGCTGGCGGTAGAGACGCTGGTGGTGGTGGCGGTGCCGGGGGCTACTTGGTCAACACAAGCGCTGGGGCCTTGACTGGCACGTACAATGTCACGGTCGGCGCTGGCGGCTCCGGCTTCGCGGCCGCCACACAAGGAGCAAGCGGCTCGGACAGTACCATTAGCGGGACAGGCATTAGTGCGACAGCAATCGGTGGTGGCGGTGGTGGCGGTCAATCCAATAGGGACGGCCTTGATGGCGGCTCCGGTGGCGGCGGGCGTCGCGGCCAAGGTACTCCCGGCTCTGCTGTTCAGAGCGGTGCGCAGGGCTATGACGGCGGCACCGGCTCTAACTTCTCAGGCCAGCGGGTCGGCGGTGGCGGCGGTGGCGCTGGCGAGGCTGGCGACACAGATGGCCTTGGGTACGGCGGTGACGGCGTAACTCATGCTATTCTGAACGCGCTTCAGCACGGCGAACTATCGGGCGGCAACTACTACGTCGCTGGTGGTGGCGGTGGTTGTCACGATAACACCAACGTCCTGCAGCCCGGCGGTCTTGGCGGGGGCGGCGACGGTGCCGGTAACGGCGACAACCCTGCTGGTAGTGCGGGCACTGCTAACACCGGCGGTGGCGGTGGTGCTGGCCGAGGCACCAACCACGCTGGCGGCTCCGGCGTTGCTATCATCAAGACGGACGTTCAAGCCACGGGCTACACCGGCTCGTGTACCGAAACTCTGGTCAGCGGGTCTTACTACTACAAGTTTACCGGCAACGGCTCAGTGACTTTCCCTTAACAACAAGGAACCTAAACGATGACTGACACTAAACAGTGGTACACCTCCAAGACCGTATGGGCCGTTCTGGTCATGCTCGGCAGCGTGGCTGCACGCAACGCCGGGATCGACCTCGGCCCCTTTGAAGACGAAATTGCTGGCCTGATCCTTGATGGCGTCGCGCTTGTGGCCGGGGCTGTTGGCCTGTGGGGTCGCATCGCGGCTACTGCGCGCATCGGAGGTTAATTGCGTGACCGACGAAGAAATCAAAGCGATTGCACAACAGGCCGCTCAAGAAGCCGTGGATCAAACCCTTCGTCGGTTGAACCTAAGTGATGAAGACAGCGGCCAGGACTTGCACGATTTACGCGAACTCCTGTCGTCATGGCGTAGCGCAAAGCGAACTATGTGGACCACAGTAGTTCGCAGCGTGACTCTGTTCGTGCTTGGCATGCTTGCCCTGGGCGTCGTCATGCAGTTCCGCAAGAACCTCGGAGAATAACAGCATGTCTGAAACGGAAGCGAAACTTCACGACTTACACGATGCGCTCGCGCAGGAGTTGCTAGACCGAATCAAATCCGGCGAAGCAACTACTGGCGACCTCGGTGTAGCAGCGAAGATGCTGAAAGATAACCATATCGAATGCGTGCCGTCTAGCGACAATAGCCTGGGCAAACTCATGGAGTACGCCCCGGTGTTTGACGACGAAGCGCCTGCCACCATGAATTAACAGGAGCTACGTGATGAGCCTTTACTCAAATATGAACAAACGGAAGAAAGCTGGCACCAGTCGGAGCAAGAAGAACAGCACGATTGACGATAAGACGTACGCCAAGATGAAGGCCAAGAAAGGCGGCTTCAAGCCGAAGCGTAAGTAACATGGCACGGCCAGCTAAGGGCAAGGCCAGCGTCAAGGTCACGGCGAGCGGACGCAAGGTTAGCTACGGGCAGAAAGGTGCGAAGGTGCGCCCTGGTACAGCCAAGGGCAATTCGTATTGCAGTCGTAGCGCTGCGCAGATGAAGCAGTACCCGAAGGCTGCTCGCGACCCCAACTCGCCGCTACGTTTATCACGTAAGAAATGGAAGTGTAGTGGCACCCGGTCCCGTAAATGAAAGAACCCGCGCAGCCTGGGTGAAAGCTACGCGGGTTCCCAAGGGAGGAAACATCGAATGACCGGAGAGAGTCCAACTACATTCAACTTGGAAACCATACGAAAGCGCATTTAGTTTGTCAACGGACGTATTCAAAGACGATTTTCGCAAGTTTGTCTGGCTCGTATGGAAACACCTGGGACTGCCCGACCCGACGCCCGTGCAGTACGACATCGCGAAGTACCTGGCGAACGGACCCAAGCGTAGCATCGTGCAGGCGTTCCGTGGTGCTGGTAAGTCGTACCTGTGCAGTACGCTCGCGTGCCATATATGGCTCCAAGACCCAAACGCTAAGATACTTGTCGTCAGCGCCAGCAAGGAACGCGCCGACGCATTCAGCACGTTTACGCAGCGCATACTTAGTGAGTTGCCCATCACGCAGCACCTCATCCCAGGGCCAGACCAACGCAACTCCAAGGTAGCCTTTGACGTAGGCCCAGCGACAGCCAGCCACGCACCGTCGTGCAAGAGTGTTGGGATAACGGGTACTATCACAGGTAGTAGATGTGATTACTTAATAGCAGACGACGTAGAGGTTCCCAACAATAGCGCGACGCAGCTCATGCGGGATAAACTCGGGGAGTTGGTCAAAGAGTTTGACTCCGTGCTCAGCCCTGGTGGTCGCATCATCTACCTGGGGACGCCCCAGACGGAAGACAGCCTGTACGCCCGGTTGCAAGAGCGCGGGTACGAAACCCGAATCTGGCCCGCATTGAAACCGTCACGCGACGAAGAAGTAGGTTACGGCGGCACCCTGGCTCCCTTCATCGCGTCGTTAGAGCATGCCCCCGGCACAACCGTTGACCCCGCACGCTTCACAGACGAAGACCTGGCAGAGCGCAAGGCCAGCTACGGGAAAGCCGGGTTCGCCTTGCAGTTCCAACTCAGCACTAGCATGGCCGATGCAGACAGGTATCCGCTCAAGGTACGCGACATCGCCTTCCTGCCGTTGGACCCTGAGACAGCGCCCATGTCGATCACCTGGGGGCCAATCGAAGATCGTATGCTACGTGATGTACCTAACGTCGCCATGAAGGGTGACGGCATGTACGAACCAATGGCAGTCAGCACGGTCACGTCGGAGTACACAGGCAGCGTCATGGCGATTGACCCCAGCGGGCGCGGCGCGGATGAAACCGGGTATGCCGTCGTGAAAATGCTCAACGGCTTCCTGTTCGTGCACGAATGCGGGGGACTTAAAGGCGGCTACGACGAAGACACATTGAACATCCTGGCAACCATAGCGGAGCGCAATCGCGTAAACGCGGTGATCACCGAGTCTAACTTTGGCGACGGCATGTTCACCGAGTTGTTCCGCCCCGTGCTGCACCGACGACATAAATGCAGCATGGAAGAAGTACGCCACAGCGCGCAGAAAGAACGACGCATTATCGACACCCTGGAACCCGTGATGATGCGCCACAAGCTCGTAGTCGATCCACGTGTGGTCAGCGACGACTTCCGTACGGCTAACACCTACGAGAGTACGCAGCGCCTGAGCAAGATGCTGTTCTACCAGATGACCCGGCTGACCGCCGACCGTGGCGCACTCAGGCATGACGACAGGCTCGACGCGCTGAGCATGGCCGTGGCGTACTGGTCAGAGCAAATGGCCGTCGATGAGGCGCGGGGCATCGCCGCACAGAAACAAGAGGCATTAGACGCAGAGCTACGACGGTTTATGCAAAGCGCAAGACGTAGTGCCAATGCACCTAAGCCTCGCTGGGCCAGTGCACGGTGAGACACGGGCGTTAGCAGAAACATGGTGAGACGCAGGCGTTAGCAAGAACATGGTGTAATAGACACCGAAGGTCTTCCAAAAGACCAATTAAATTTAGACACACTGGTCCACATAGTAGAACACTAAGAGAAAGCTATGATGCTTTAATAGTGTTTTGCTTATGGAAGACTTACAGTGTTTATTACACCCGGTTTTCGCTACGCATGTATCTCACCATGCTCTTGCTACGCCCGCATCTCACCGGGTACGCGTAAGGATGTACTGCGCATTCGCACGCATGTCAAATCGAATTCGATACAAAAATGTGAGCGCTAGTTCTAAGTAAGAGCCGCGCCGCGACCCCCCTCTGCCCCCTACATTATGCGACACAACCAGGCAAAACGTAGCAATATCAACGCTGTAACACGCATCTTTAGTGCGTTTATGCCCACATCCAGGCCATTCCGCCGGGTAATCACGCCGATTCATACGTGATTGCCAGCGCGGGCGATCAGCCAAGCAAACCAACACGCTCACCAACACGCTCACCGCCAGGCACCACCACCGCGTTTACCGCCAGGCACGTGCTACCAGGTAATGCCTACCTGTACGTGCATGCTGTTTCCTAAAACGAGTGCTACCAGGTAAGCAGCCAGGCAGGCGACCAGGGCGACGTGGTGAACATTAGGGTTGACCTTTATTGCCAGGTTTAATAACTAACATGCATTGCTTGCGATCACGCAGCATTTGCAAGGAAGGAAACCACGCAATGACATTTACAGCACGAATCACGAAAGCAATGGCGAAAGGCGTAACCGTCGAGTTGTTCCCAACGGGTGAGCGGCGAATCTATCACGCCTGGATCAAGGTTGCTGACTCAACGCTGACCTGTGACCGCCTCAAAGAGTTCTACGCGTACAACGATGAGGAAGCGGCGCAGGTTGCCATGCGGATTTGCACGCATGAGTCAAACGACTACGCGGAGCGCCGCGCCAAAGCCTATGCAGATAAGTTGTTTTCAGCATGACCGACGCACTCATCCACGCAATCACTGTCCTGGTCGGAGCGTCGATGCTGGCGCTTCCGCTTTGGGACATTGCCTCTTACTACATCAACAAAGGGAAACACAACGATGACTGACAGTATCACGATTGAGCACCTGGAATACCGCGTTCGCGAATTGAACGACATGTTCAACCAGGAACACGCGCGCTTTACACCAATTGATGAAAGCGTTTCACGCGAACACCGCGCAAACCACGTGCAGACCATGAAGCAAAATCCAGGCACGTTCTGGCTTGAATGGTCGAATGGCGGGGTCGCGCTGTACCGCAACACGCCTGGCGGTGGGAATACCAAGGTAACGAAACGCGGAACCAAGCGCGAAACTTGGGACCGCCTTATTGCCTTCGCTGATGGCGCGCAACTCATGCATTTGAACCTGCGCAGCACAGGCAAACTCTGACTTAACCCATGCGCAGGCGTATCGTTTACGTCTGCGCCTTACCATAAGGAAACATCACCATGCCTAACAAAACGAATGAACACTACTCCGCCCTGGTCGCTGACTTCATCCGCCAATTGGAGCAGGGCGCGCTGCCCTGGCGCAATCCAGTGGTCGCAAGGTCTGGCGGTCTGCAAGTACGTGCCAACGGGGAACCGTATCAAGGCACAAATCAAATTGCCTGCATGATGGCTGTCATCAAGCACGGGTTCACGTCTAACCAGTGGCTTACGTTCAACCAGGGCAAGGCGTTGGGTGCACGCCTGCACGCTGGCAGCAAGGCAGGCGCGTATATCTACATGCCGCAAAACCGCGTGCGAAAGAACGAGGAAACCGGCGAAGTAGAGAGCGCTTGGACTGACTTTAAGGCGAAGGCAGTGTTTAACGCGTCGCAATTCGACGGCCTGCCCGACATGTACAGCACGCCCATTGAGGAACTGCGCGACAATCCAGCATGTGAACCCTTCGACGTGTACTTCTCGAACGTTGGGGCAAACATCACGCACAGCGATCAAGCGCGCATGTTCTATTCGCCCGCCGGTGACTTCATCCATATGCCGCACCGCAACATGTTCGAGAACAGCGGGCGTTACTATTCGACCCTGGCGCATGAGCACGTGCATTGGACCGGCGCAAAGACGCGGCTTGACCGCTTGAACCACAAGCGCTTCGGCGATCCAGCGTATGCCTTTGAGGAACTGGTCGCAGAGCTTGGCGCTGCCTTCCTGGTCGCGTCTATGGGCGCGCTGCCCGTCGATCATCAGGACCATGCGTCTTACCTGGGGTCATGGGTGCGTGCACTCAAAGAGAAGCCGCAAATCCTGCGCACCGCTGCCAGTGAGGCAAGCAAGGCGGTGGACTACATGAACGAGTTACAGGAAGCCGACACCGCGCTTGCCGCTTGACTCAAAACATGCGGGGCCGTAATGCATGCGGCCTCGCACCATACGAGAAAGGAAACATCACAATGGATACGATTAACGTTAGCTACGCTGAGATTGACGCAATCTTTCTCAAGCACATCACCGATCACGTCGAGAACATAAAGACGCACCGCTTTGAGTTCGCAGGTTACGAGGCAGCAGACATTGAGGAAGACGCTGCCTACCTGGTCGAAGCCGTGGCGCTGCGTGATTTCATGCGGAACAAACTCGCAGAGGAAGGGGTTGAATGATGGAGTACCAAGTCGAACACGACCCCGATAAAGGTCTGATCCTGGGGAACATCAAGGTCGAGATGACGCCGCGAGAGTTTCGCGCTGTCTATGACGTTCTTTGTGAGCATCTGGACCGCAAGCACGTGGACTTCACGCACACGCGCAGCGACTACGCAACGCTGAAGCAAGACTGCGACGACCTGCTGAATGCTCACTTGATATGGGAGTCCGTCGAGGAAATTAAGGAACACATCGACGCACTGGACGGTCACTACATACAGAAGCCAGCCGCATGACTTCCGTATTTTATATTGTATGCGCAGGCGCATGGGTTGCAATCACGCTCGCAGCCCTGTGCCTGCCTGTCGGTTATTAACCAAGGGACACAACACCATGAAACTGATGAAACTACACCGCCCAACTGCTCGTTGGCCGCGCCGTGCTGAAGAGCACTACATAGACGGAGCACCGCCCGAGGTTTACGCGGTGCAATACGCTGGGCCTGGCACCCTGGGCAGACCACGGCGCGACCACCTGCGACCCGAGGGATATACGTTCTGGCTGGACCCTGCATACGACCTTGAGTCGGAAGACTTTGCCTTTCGCGTGGTCGATGTTGAGGTGATCCACCTGGAAACAAAGGTGAGCTTGAACGTTACCGCCTGGACAGAGCACAGGCTCAGTCAGGTGGCAATCCGACGCAATCGCAGGCGCGTGGCCTGGGCGCAAGTCTCAAAGCCTGTCCGCCAGACAATCGAAGACTACGTGCGAGGCGACGGCAAGTATCGCAATGACGTGAACCTGATGGATGCTGGCGTCATTGCCGTCTTTGACTACGCGGAGTGTGAACGATGAAGGAAGCACTCTACGTCTGCTCAATCGGAGCGTTCTGGTTCCTGTTTGTTATCTGGTGGCTGCACACGTGGGCCAGCGCATGACGGCAGACCTGATTGATTTCGCAACGTACAAGCGAGCACGTGATGCCCGTCGGAATCCGGCGGGTAATCACTCCATCGTCACCGAATTGCTTGCGTTGTCGCTGCCTCTGGCAACGGGCGACGCCAAGCGACGTGATGAATGTCACTTAAAACTCATAATAAATCAGCATTGATTAATGTTTGCTATTCGATTTGGTAATGTTCTATGTCTGTTCTCATTGATGACTCGGAATGCAGTACGAAACTTGACGCTCACACATCTGTGATGTGTACCAGGTGCGTGCAATAACGCACTGCATGTTGAGGAACATCAAATGATTGAAGTCGAACGCGTGGACGTGGCGACGCTGATGCAAAAGTTGTCAGCGTTTGCCACGGTTGATCCGCTCATGTCATTGCCGCAAGTGCTGACATTAGTGCGGGTCTTAGAACTACTGGCGGATTCTGACGACCGATGGGTGCACCAGCGAGACGTAGCTGCTGGCGTGCCTGTGACACCGCCAAGCGTGAGCCGAGGGCTGACGTATTGGTCAAAGTTTGGGGACCGAGAGCACCACTTTCTTGAGTTGAGCCAAGACCCCCAAGACAGGCGACAAGGTATCGTGAGCCTGACACCACGGGGCATGGCGTTTGCCAAGACGCTGTTCCCTGACAAGCAAGGAGGGAAACGTGCAAACACTTGAGGAAACAATTAAAGCCAGCCGGTCGATCCTGTTCCGCAATCACCGCGACCAGGACGGCGTGCGCAATCACCTGCGTGCGTTGGCAAGTAGCCACCTGGGGCCAATGCCGGTCGAACATATAGACCGCAGTGACGTGGCGCTGTTGCGTGATGACATCATCGCAGCAGGCAAGAGCGACGGCACAGTCATTCACCGCTTGGCAAAGCTAAGCCGCGTGCTCAATTGGGCGCATGACCGGGGGCTGCGCACACTGCCCGCCCCCAAGATACAAATCACACGGGCGTCCCATGCCAGGGACTATGAAATTACACCCGAGGTTGAGCGGAAGATGAGTGCAGCGCTGCGTAAACGTGGCGCTCACCACGCTGCCCTGTTTGACTTCCTGTTATATACAGCGTGTCGTTATTCAGAGGCGACCGGGCTGACCTGGCAGGACTGGCACGGCGACAAGGTGTCGTTCATGCGGACGAAGAACGGGAACCCACGAACTATCCCGCTGTTTGACCCGGCACGAAAGGCGCTTGAGTTTGCACGGGAGATAAACCCTGGCGACCCTGGCCCGTTTACCTGGGCGCGCAGGCACTATCGTTTCTATAATGCCTGGCGTCCCGCCAAAGAGGAACTTGGGTTGCAGCATGAGGAAGACTTTGTTCCGCATGCTTGCCGTCACACTTGCATCACCCGGCTTGCACGAGAAGGCATGTCGATGATGATGCTTCAACAGTGGGGTGGCTGGAAGTCCCTCGCTATGCTAAACCGATACTCGCATTTGCAGTCAGCCCACGACCTGGGATCGACCGTGAAACATTATACGATTGACAGACCCCGATAGTATTTTGTAGGTCTGCGCTTCAACGGCGGCACCAGGAAGTGGTGCTGGTAAGGTGACTCGAACACCCGACCCACGCATTACGAATGCATGCGCATGGTTGCCGCTGTTGAAGGACTTGCGAACACGTAACACGTTCAACACGAAAGAGAAAGCATGGCTGACCCTGCCACAAATGACGACACACAACGCAGCGAAACTGCGTCTGTAAATCAGGCTCATATCGACAAGGAAATGAAGCAGCGCGGGCAACGTGCCTGGCAGTCTGCATTCTACCGCCGTATGGAATCCGGCGACGCTTCAACGCTCGCACCCCTGCGCCACCTGGCCGGTGGCATTCACGAAGACTTGGCCGCACACCTCAAGCGCATCGCTGTGTCAGCACCCAAACCCGGCAAGTATGCCAAGGGTAAGTGGGCGCTTGCGCACTACGTACAAGCCAGCACACCCGAAGACGTGGCAAGTGTCATCATTGGCACCACTATGAACCTGACCATGCGCACGCTGGCAGGCATCACGTTCAGCAGCTACGCCAAGATTGTCGGCGAGCGTGTCAAAGACCACGTGCGACAGTCGGCGTACATGGCAGCGTTCCCAATTGCAGCCTATGACTACATCGACAGAGCCAAGCGTGAGCGTGTCCGCAACCGCAAGGTAAAGCGTCGGCACGTGCGCAAAATCTTCGACAAGATCGAAGGCTTCGACCCGGTGCCTGACATCGACGTAAGCGACGCTGCCATTGGCGCTGCATCCTGGCACCTCTTGCAGAAAACCGTGAACATTTGGGAAGTGCAGATGAAGCCCACAAGCCGGGGCAACATTCGCCCGTGGGTTGTGATGACCAGCGCTGCGTACTTCCACGTGCGTGACCTGGCGAGCCAGTTTGCAGACCGGCGCATCACCCCGCTGCCAATGCTAGACAAACCTAAAGATTGGGACGCCACGTCACCGTGGGGTGGGGGCTACCCGAAGCTAGGCAAGCGGGCAATTGTCAGGGGTTGGACGCGGAAGGATGCTGAGCTTGTCGGCATGAACGAACGCACGTACGGCAGTGACGTGAAGCTGTCGAACGCTTGCGACGCGGTGAACCTGGTGCAGCGCACTGCCTACCGGATGAACCCGACAGTGCTTGAAGCACACAACTGGATCATCGAGAACGACATCAACTGCACGCTGAACCCAAAGTTCGTGGAGAAGCCAGAGTTTGACGGCTCTGTGTGGGAAGACGACAAGGCCCGGCAGATGGCACGTCGGGCAATCAAGATGTACCGGCTTGAGTCTGAGGCTAACCACCCGCAACGCACACGCGCCGCCGTCGATGACCTGCACATGCGCATGTTCGCTGGCGCTGAGTTCTATTTGCCCGCTGCGTGCGGCATGTACGGTCGCATCACGTACCGCCCGACGATCAACCCGCAGCGCAGCAAAGGTGTACGTGGTTGCATTGAGTTCGCAAACGCAGAGCCTCTGGTCGGTGACGAAGCTGTGCGACAGCTAATGATTAGCGTGGCTAACGAGTGGGGCCAGGACAAATGCACCTTGGATGATCGTGTGTCCTGGGTCGAAGACAACACGGCGATGCTGCTTCGTGTCGCCAGTAACTACCAACGGCACCAAGAGTGGTTAGATACCGACGCGCCAACGATGGCACTGCGCGCTGCTCTTGAGTGGGCCAAGTTCAAAGAGGAAGGTCATGCTCTACGATCTCACTACATTTGCTACCGTGATCAAACGTGCAGCGGGCCGTCGCATTACGCTTCTATGCTGCGTGATAGTTCTCTTTACGCAGACCTTGGCCTGGCTGCTACACCGCATCGCCCTGACGTTTACACTTTGATAGCGCAGCGAGGTGTCGAGCTTGCAAGAGAGGTTGGCACGGACGTATGCGAAGCCATTGCTAGGCACGGCATCACGCGCAGCAAGGCAAAGAATGTAGTTGTCCCTGGTGCGTACGGCGGGACGAAGCTGGGGACGTACCGCAAGCTGCGCGATGAGTTGATCATCAAGACAATGCTTGAGGAAGAAGCCCTGCCCTACCCCGACGTTTACGCCTATGCGAAAGCGCTGAATGAAATTCTTTGGGTCGCCTTTGATGACGTGATGGGACGACAGCGCCAGGCGATGCACTGGTTCCGCAACGTCGCTGGTGTGTTTGCCTCGCACAACACCCCGGTTACGTGGGTGGGGCCGAGTGGTCTGCCGCTGAAGCTGGCTAAGTGGAAGCAGAAAGAGCGCACCATTGAGACGATGATCGGTGAGCAATTGTATCGCCCGACGTACTGGCGAGACACCGATGAGTTAGATGCTCGCCTTATGAAGAACAGCCTGCCCGTTGCCTTCGTGCACAGTTACGAAGCAGGCTTCCTGCACAACGTTCTAGCCCGGCTGGGGTCTATGCCTGATCCGGTGCAGAGCGTGGTGTCTATCCATGACTGCGTTGGTGTGCACGCTGCCGCAGTCGAACAAACGTTAGGAGTGCTCCGTAATGAGTGGACGGCGCAATACCAAGGGGAAGACATCATCAACAGACAGCATGCTGAGTGGGCCAAGCTCCACGAAGACATCCAAGACGCGCCGCAAGTCGGCGTCGTCCCCTTCGATCTCACCGACAGTAACTACTTCTTCCACTAAGAAACCGGAGCCAAGCTGTGCGACGTGTAAATACATCCACGCCAGGGAGTTCGACGGACGTGTCATCAGACACGAATGCCGCCGATACCCTGACCCCGTTACAATCTCGACTAGGCATTGGTGCGGAGAACATGAAGCTGCGCCTAATTAAACTGAGCGACAAGCTCAGCATGAGTATCACGCAGAGTGGCGAGGCTGCACTGTACGATGCGAGTGTTCTTGATGGACTTGAAGACTGCGACTCAAGTGAAGAACAAATTGCCCTGCTGGACGGGGCCACCATTGTCGAACTTTCTGACGACGAAGTGTATGCATTAGCGCAGATATTCAGCATGCACGTTATATTCACAATCGCAAATGAGGAAGATGAAGATGGCGATTTCACCGTTCAGTGAAGCCTACCAAGTACGCAAGGTTATGCTTGGTCGATGCTACGTCATGCGAGCGCATGAGAAGAAGTGGTACTACAACGTAGCGCGCCCAAGTAAGACGACCGAGAAGTATGAGCTTTACATTGGCATTCCTGAGAACACCTGGACTGCACTTGAGGAAGACTGGAACACAGCACACGATAGCTGGGGCATCGACCGTGACGCCCGCATCAATCGAGTGACTGAGTTTGGCGAAGACTTGCGCGTCATCCGCACTGATCGAAAGTACCAGGTCAAGGATGGCAGCGAGTGGGCCATGCCTAAGATTTTCGACAGCAAGGGCCAACTCTGCGACAGCAACATTGCCGTTGGGCATGGGTCTGTCATCCGGCCAACGCTGTTGTTCCGCAGTACGGAAAAGTCGGGCAACCACTTCATGCAAGTGCAACCGCAGTCTTTCCAACTCATCAAACTCGAAACTTTCGTAGG